TTCTCTGCCAGCTCTTCTCGTTCAATCCGTTCCTCCACGATATGTTTGCCAAGCAAATCCCCAATCTGCTCATTTGCATCAAGCATCTTATTTTCAAGCTCTCCAAGTCTACTCTCCACACGCCAATAGCCATACACAAGCATACCAACGAGAACACATAACTGCCCCAACCATTTGAGATTAATGCTAATAACAGCATTATCATCGACAACAGCACCCCTATAACTTCTTGCAGTGTCAGGTTTTTCACTCACTTAACCTTCCTGTATATTGCTACCCATATCAACATGGAAAATAGTATCCAGAATAGTGGCGGGTAAATAGTTTTCAGCATCTGAAGTATAATGGCTGAACAGACTGCTATCAGGGCAACATCCCATTTGTCTAAATCTCCCATCCAACAACAGACCATCCAGAGTCACAACCAGTAAAAACGCTGGTTAAAAACAGGATAAAAAGTAAAAATAGAATATATCCCCCAAGAACTTTAATCTCTTGCTTTGACATACTTGACATTAGAACAGGAATGTTCCCATTTAAACCCAAACCTAGCTGGGTTTTTCATTACTTTAGGATATTGTTTTGATAGTCCATCATGGTCATCAATTCTATGTTCAACCTTAAAATCGCCGTTAGGTAGTTTTTTAATTTTATTCTTCATAATACCATCCACCAAGCGGCACCAATCTCAACTACTAAGTCAGCAAATGTATTATAAGCCCAACGCTTTTTTGTACCATACGTTTCATCGGTGCCTTCTACATAGACTTCAAAGACTTCCCATAATACTCCAATAATAGCAACCCATAGGACTGCCCATAAATCAGATGCACCACACCATTGAGCCACCTTAGCAATAAACAAACCAGCGGCTAAGTGATATGTAGTCCAATGGTCTAATTGACCAGTGGACAGTTGCCAGTTAACTACTTTTGCAATAGGATTGTTCATTACTTAGAACCAAATACTTTTGAGAAAAAGCCTTTCTTCTTCTTTTTACCTTTTTCAGACATTTTCTTTTTACCTTTCTTTTTCTTCTTCTTTACTTCTTCACTGGAAGCAAGCTGTTCATACTGCACTGGATTTGCAGGTTCTGCTCCAGCAAATGATAGGGCTATAATTACTGCCATTAGTTTTTTAATCATGTTCACACCTTTAAATGTTTAGATACTTCTTTTGCACCACTATACTGAGGAACTATTCTTGAAAGAAGTTCTGTTTTGGTTTCGCTTCCACCATAAGCAACTCCACGCTTATCATAGAAATCTTTTATCTCTGCTTTAGTATTTGCATCAGTAGGATAATCTGCTTGTAAAGTAGCGACACCATTGATTATATGATGTCCTCCTACTATCAACCTGCCATGCCCATCACCATGCTTCTTAGCACACTCATCAACATAGAACTCTTCAATAGTTTTAAAGCTATTACTTCTCTTTTCTATCTCACCATCTACATCAACAAAGTATGTATAAGACGAAGGGTAAGTCAGAGTCTCTGTAGAACCATCTGCATAAGTTTTTGTGCGTGTTGCACCCGGAGTTGTATTTCTATGAATCCGTACTCGATGACCCTGACTACACCTTCTTACAATCATGCTTCTGCTTCAGCCTCTTCTACTTCTTCAGTGAGAGATGTACGAAGCATATTAATGAACGCTTCTTTACCAACAGCTAACTGGTCAGCCATAAACTGATTAGTATTCTGTTTGTTCTGCAAATCATTAATGTGATTTACCATTGCCTTCTGTTCATCAGTCATGTCTTCGATTACATACTCTTTATCATCGAGGTTCAAGACTGGCTTTTCTTTTTTGTCTTTAGCCATTGTATTGACTCCTTGTTTAGTTAATTATTTATTTTCTAATGCTTCCACTTTTGCTGTTAATTCTTGTACTGCTTTTACAAGCATTGGGATAATAGCACCATCCGCAACAGTTTGAATACCAGAATCATATTCTTTCCACATTTTAAAACCTTCCTTTATTTCAGAATGGTTATCTATTGCTGTTTTAACTTCTTGGGCTATAAATCCATGAAGAGTCGTCCCGTATTCATGACCAAGGCAAGGAGCATTATCACTTACTCCTCGGTCATTATTTTTTTTGTACAATTCGAGATTTTTATCAATATCTTTTTGTTTTTTCCAATTATAAGTAACTGGTCTGAGGTCATTTACAAAAGATAATCCAGCAGTAGATGTTTGAATATTTTCTTTTAATCTTTCATCAGATGATGCCGCCGCCCAAGAAGTATCACTACCATCTAATCCTAAAGATGCAGTATTAGAACCCGCTCCTATTGTTACTGTTGCATTTCCAGTACAGGCAATACCTTGACCTATTGCAATTTGTTGTTGAGCATCAGCAGTAGAAACATTTGAATTTTCACCAAGTAAAACATTTGCATCTCCAGTTGTTAAAGTGGCTCCTGTATTGGCTCCCAATCCTGTATTCTGTTGACCTGAAGTATTTGCACCAAGAGCATCACTTCCTACAGCAGTATTTTTATCAGCATTGGCATGATTTGTGGCATCTAAAGCCATATATCCTACTGCCGTGCATTGTTCTCCACCATCTACTGCAATTTTTAACGATTCATAACCAATAGCTGTATTTTTAGTACCTGTTGCAGTTGTTAATAAACTATTATGACCCACTGCCGTATTCCCAGCACCAGATGTGAGTGCTGTGAGGGCAGATTGTCCGATGGCAATAGTCCCCGTTTGGGCATTAGCGGCAGTAGAATCCATTGCGTTAGCACCTATCGCAACACAACCTGACATAGCCGCTCCTCCACCTATACCAGCCTGATGACCTATCACAACATTGTTGTCTGCATCAGCATGGTCTACTGAAAGCATAGACTGATACCCAATGGATATATTGTTAGATTCTCCAGTATTAGCCGTATTAAGGGCAGTATAACCTATTGCAACATTATTTGCTCCATCTGTTTGTTGTTGCAGAGCCTGATACCCCACTGCTATGTTCCCAGCACCCGATGTGAGAGTAGTGAGAGCATTATACCCGATTGCGATTGTTCCTGTTTGAGCGTTACTTGAAGTAGCATCAAGTGCATAAGCTCCTATAGCGATGTTTCCTATTACTTCATTTGTACCGCCAGCCAAACTGGCACCAAGAAATGCTTCCAATCCAAGTGCGACATTGTAATTTATATCACCACCATCACCGCCTTCATTAAAGGCGTTCATTGCGTTAGCACCAATTGAGATGTTTCCAGTTTCTACATTGCTAAATGCTTGTGCGGATTGGAATCCTATTACAGTATTTTCATTACAAGCCGTAGCCGCCGTCAAAGCCTTTCTACCAATTGCTATGTTAGTCCCTCCAGTAGTAATCGCCAACAAAGCATTTGAACCCACTCCGACATTGTTTGATTCTGCTCCAGCCGCTCCTTTACCCGCATTATAACCAACATAGGTGTTATTTGCTCCTGTAGTGTACCAACCAGTTTCATATCCAAAAAGAGTATTGTTATTCATTCCTGAACCTGTGTTTGAATATCCTGATTGATACCCGACAGCCGTACAGCCAGTTGATGATGAAAGTTGTGTAAGAGATTGGTGCCCGATGGCGATTGTGCCTGTTTGTGCATTAGCACCTGTAGCATCTAAAGCATAATTCCCAAGAGCAATACATCCTTTCATAACCGTAGCTCCTGAAAATTGTGCTCCTTTCAAAGCATCATATCCAATGCCTATATTATGTTGACATGACGCACTGGCATGAGTACCTACGTCAAGAGCTCCCAGAGCATCCACACCAATAGCTATATTTCTAAGACCTCCACTATTATCTGCATGACCTACCATAGCATCCATCGCACCTGTGCCAATAGAAACATTATGATTACCTTTAGTAATATTTTTTCCAGAACCATGACCAATTAAAGTGTTGTTGTGACCACCAGATGCAATATCCTCACCAGCTAAATAACCAAATAATGTATTCCCAGTAGTAGAATCTGCTCCACCAGTGCTACCACTATCATTATTCGAGAGCGAGATTCGGGAGTTGGTGTCGAGTTCTAAATGATTAACCCATGAGCCAGTAGCATAAGTTGTAATAGAAAAATACCCACCTTCATTTGCATTTAAATACCACTTATCAGCATTGTCATCACCTTCATCAGCCCACATATGTATCAATGCTCCTGAACCTTCTCCTCCTTTAATCATTACTACACCACTATTGCCTGTGCCTTCAGAAGAAATCTCAAGCTGTTCATCGGGAGTCGTAGTTCCAATTCCCACATTGCCTGTCGAGTCTAAACGCATCTTTTCACCACCGTCAACTTCAAAAATAATATCACCTTTATTACCTGAATTATCTCCAAGACCAGCAATTAATGTCAGCCTACCTTTTTGGGCATCACTATCATATTCATTACCATAAAAATTAATATATGAACTACGAGTATTTGCACCAGCACTAGCAGCACCAATAGTTAGATAAGCACTATCAGCAGTATCTGACGTTGCGTTCCCTATATGAAAAGCAGTTGGAAATATTATGCCTGTTGAAGTGATACGCATACGTTCTGTGTCGTCTGTTTCAAAAGCCAATATTTCAGCATTACTATTATAAAACCCATATATTCGTGCTACTGTATCATTGCTGTCTGATTGCCAAGCAATAGCACCAGCATATGCATCTGGACATCTTAGAGATAAACCAACTGCAACACTATTTTCAATAACTAAGTCATCGGCATACGATAAGTCTGAAATAGTTCCAGCACTTGCAGTTTTAATATGTAAGCTACCTTCAATTATTTCATCATATACTGCTCCACCGCTACCTTCTACAGTTAAATCACCTGAAATGGTCAGGTCGCCAGTTATTGTACCGCCTGAAGCTATATGGTCAGACGTTGTTGATATAATTGTACTTCTCATAATAACCCCCTAAGCCAGTACGTATCTGACAGTGGAATCAGAGCTTTTACGCTCCCACTGGATATATACAGTATTACCCAAAGCACTTGGAATGCGTAATGAATATATTGTATCCCCACCAGCTAAGTATAAATCTTGGTCTGGGTCTACCGAATCTGTAGTGCCATGTGCAACAGTAGTGAACATAAAATATATCGGTTCACTGGTTTGAATATGAATAGTATTATACCCACTCACATTGGCTGATGTGGCGGCAGAGCCAACAGTAACCTCTTCTTGTACATCCCAGCCTGCGGCTGAGTCAGCATTAAGCGATTCGTGTGCTCTGTATTTTTGTAGATTTGCCATCTTATTCTCCTGTTATGTTTACTCAGCTTGCGGGGCGAGAATGCTCCCTATCCGAGTTTATCTAAAGTCTGAGGGTACTATTGCCCTAGTGCCCCCTGTCTTATTTCGTTTTCTCATGCCGTATCTTGCAACGGCATCTCTAAATTTTTTCTCATGGCTAGTTGATACGAGCATTGAAGCCTGTGAAATACCGGCATCGGGGCTCACACCAGCCTTATCCAGATAAAGCCTGTGTTTAATGTAATCCACTAAAGAAAGGTGCAGACTGTTATCTAGGTCTATCTCATCATTAATGGTTCTAACTCTGTTAGGCTCACCATAATAATGAAGCAGTACGCCATCTGTGACAGCTTCGCCAATAGCTTTCCACGTTTTACGGGCAGTAGTTCTGGTATTTCCACTGGCATCAACATTAGTAATCAGTGCAAACTTATCGCCCTCGATATACCATACTGCTGAACTGTCTGGATATTTAATACTGCTTGCCATTACTTGCTATCCGGTACTGTGAGTGCAGATTCGCTTGAATCAGCATCCATTAGTAAAATATTTTTATCCAATAACCGCGGTATCTGGATATAATCGCCGTCATCGTCCATTAAATCTACCCTGTAAACCTTATTAGCTTCCAGCTTATTCCCGCTGGAATCTTCAGCAGAATCACTAATATCATAAAACATCTGGTCTGCTACTGTTGTCATCTTAGCCTGTACCGGCTTAGTGCTGTACATCCCGACCTCAACCAGACCATCATTCAAAAGATTAATCAAATAAGCTTCAGGGGTATCAGGAAAGACCTGACGAACCCTGCTTAAGAGCTGTTTCACTGATATTTTATGAACTGCCATATTATCCTAACGCCTGCAATCCTTTATCGTAATCAGCCTGCAACTTAGCCTGCTGTTTTTCATACCAGCTATATTGGGCAGTATCTACCTGCAACCTAGCCTGTATCTCATTGGCATAGCCCTGAGCTTCAGATAAAGCCGCATTTATTTCTTTAACCCTCATATCTCCAATAGCTGTCCATTCCTGAATGTGGACTTGGGCTCTTTGTATCTCAGACCTTGCTATATTAATAGCACCGTTCAAAAGCTCAGTATCCTCATCAGTGTATAAATATGTTGCCGCATCGCCAGCCGCATTACCGGTTGGGGAATTAGCACCATCATCAATTATTTTCTCTGCATTATTAAGCGCATCTTTAACCCTTGTAAGCTGTGAAGCCGCTGTATCAAATACATCCTCATCTCCAAATATAGAGTCTGAATCAGCCTCCTCAAATTTACTTGCCGCTGTAGCCGCTTGGTCTACCGCATCTTTTAATAATCCAAAAGCAGTTGTTATATCAGAATTGGAAGACCTGCTACCCAATACATTCTGTATTGATTTTACAGAACCATATAAGACAACAAGATGTTCAGCTTCATCTGGAAAACCTGTGCTCTTTACAGCAGTTGCGCCAGTAGTTTCAGCGGCTCCATAGTTAGATGAGTCTATTCCAGTAAGCGTAAAAGTATTTGCGCTTGGCACAGATGCTACTTTAGCTGTTATATCATTTAGTTCTGACATTTCTGTAAAACTACTTAATTCTAAAATATCATTTACACTAAATCCATGAGACGAGGCGGTGAAAACCGCTGGGTTAGCTTTAGTAGCCGTTATTCCAGTTACAGTGCTTTCTGTAATAGTAGAATCACTATAAGCCACTGCTGGGTATTGGACTTCAGAATAAGTGCATGAACCGCCAGCCGGTAAAACATCTAATGAATTATTATCTATATAATAAATCGGGTCAGTAATAGTGGCGTAAGCCATATCTTCAGGGTCTGATACCCTGCCTTTCTGTTTAGCGGGTATCTTCCTGCATGGTTGGTTAATATCGCCATCACTCCTGAATACATTCAATATTTTACCAGTATTTAATTTATCCACCGTTCCTGAAGTAAAAGATTGCGATGTTGCACACAGTGGTAAAAGATGTCCGGGTAAACTATTAATCACTTCTTTAGCACCATCTGTAAGAAACTGAGTCAATTCAGTTTGAGTTGGAGCAGTTCCACTACTACTAATAGTTAAACTTGTTAATCCTTCTACTTGTGCTTCAAAAGTTGCCATTAGGAACTCGCTACAAAAACTTCAACATCACAAGCGGCTGTATCAGCATCAACAGTAATATCTACTAAATCGGCAAGACCACTAGATAAAGCAGAACCACTAGCCTTCATAGTATCCACAAATCCTCCGCTATTGTCACCGGGATATATAAATGAATGTCCTGCGTCAACCTTGACTCTAAATTCTGTATTATCTTCATCTCTAAATGTCAACATTATATGATTACTACTATCTAAATTAGTAATCCTCATATACCTTACATCCCCATCATCAAAGATACCAGCCATATAACCAACTTTATTAGCAGTAACTCCAACACTACTTAGTGCTGATAAAAAACCTACGAGACCAGCTTCAGTTGTTGATGCGGTTACTACTCTTTTAACTATTTCATTCACACTTGAAATTTCCAAAACTCTTTTAGAACCATAGTCTTGATTATCAAGAATTATATCTTCCTGTATCTTTACTTTAAGAGTAGCCATTATTTCTTCTTCCTTCTACGGGATTTCTTCTTAACTCGTTTTCTGGCTTTCTTAGCGGCGGCTTTACCCTTTTTTGTATAGGGGTAATGCTTTACCTTGCCAGATTTTGTTTTTACTCTAGGCATATCTTCCCTTATTAAATTCTTTTAGTTTTCCTTCCCAGAACTGTCTACCCTGTTGACTTCTTTCTTTCTTAGCCCTTTCTATGGTCTTATCCATAGTGGTTGCTGAGAACTCTACATCAGTTCTCTTACCCAATTCACTCATCATATAC